ATTTATTACTTTTTTTCTTAGCCTTAATTTTCACCTGTGGGCCTAACGCACCCACTGATTGTTGAATATCATGCCACTCCTCGTGAGACATATCGTCCGATCCCTCAGTACCTATAAGAGCACCCATATGATCAGGTAGACTGTGTGGTTTTTTTACTTTAGGCATAATTAACCTTTTAATTTATTAATTAAATGTCGATTAACAGAAGCGTATTTATTACTTTTTTTCTTAGCCTTAATTTTCACCTGTGGGCNTAACGCACCCACTGATTGTTGAATATCATGCCACTCCTCGTGAGACATATCGTCCGATTCCTCAGACGTACCCCCGATAGGTAGATTTGGATCAGGTAGACTGTGTGGTTTTTTTACTTTAGGCATAATTAATCCTTTAATTTTTTAACATCACTTTCAGAAACAGGGTATGAATCTTTAGCAAGCTCTTTAATCATTTTAAGATTTTTTTTATTAAAACTATCTTTTGATTTCTTTTTTCCAAGAAGTTTTTTTACATCACTTTTTGAAACTGGATATAAACTGTCATTAGCCATTATAGTCCTCCCACTGTATATTTAAATTTAGGAAGAAAAGGATACTCTGTCGATTCACGCGAAGCTTGCTTCACAACCTCGTCTCCTGGATCTAATATTGCTTTTTTAATCATTGCTGCAGGTTGAACTGCTTCAGGAAACTTTTCATAAAATCTTCTATTCGCTGCCTTTACTTGCTCGACACTGTATGTTTTTGCTCCTAGCTTAGGTGATGCTCCCACCTTTGCGAAAGGATTATTTTTAATCGTCATCTTTGTATACCTCCGATGTTGCTATTTTGTTATTAATTATACCTTGAAACGTAGAAGAAAGAAAGCTTGGAATGAGGAATTCTGAAATAATATTTTCGGGATGTCTAGTGTTTAAAGCTAAGCATGGGGCTCCCTTTTCGTCCCATACGCATAGTGCGTATCCCTTTATATCCACCTTATCTGTAAGCCTCATAGTATTTTTTAATAGATCATCCCTTAAAAACTCGTTAGCTTTTCTTTTTTGATCCGCACGGATTTTCTCTTTATTAACGTATTTAAGAGTAATAGTGCTTTTCTGTTTCTTTATATCTTCTGGCATTTCTATCTATCATATCATCGGGATCATCTGGATGTGTTATTAAAAACCCTTCCCTGATCCTCATTAAAGCTTGTACAACTGTGTCAACTATATCATCAAACTTCCCATAAGGAAAGTGCGCACATTCCTCTANAACCGAGCTTTTAAAGTCGTCGTCCAATATATGAATCAATCCAGCCTCGAACATAGGAGCGACGCTATGGCAACGTGAGACCTTATCTTTTTCTGGACTGAACTCGACGACGGGAAGACCCGCACGTCGTAGGTCTTGGATCAATGATTGTCCAGAAGCTCTTTTCTCGATTAAAATTTCATCAGGCTTATAATTAAAATAACTATCACGCGCACGCTTTCTTAGATCGGGATATTCCAGTCTTTCTTTCCAAGCATCTAGCATTAAACATGCTGCGGATGGAATCCCATTATCGTCATAGACGTTGAACACTCCCCACGTCGTACACGCAGTGTAATCCGCAGAAGCTTTTGTCGAAAAAGCTGTATCATAAGATTGAACGATATAAGAACAAATCGGTAATTCTTTTTCTGCATAGATTTTCCACCAGTCCCGTTTAAGGATCGCTCCTTCTTCTTCTGTTGGTTTCTGTTGATATAAGGCGTTCCATATACGACTACCCACTGTTGTCTTAATTTTGTCTAATTCCTTTATCCCATAAGCCTCGGCCCATAGGGCGTTACCACTCGCGTCAATCGCCGGAAGGTCGAGTATCTTCCAGTCTTCTCCACTCTCGTTTAAGATATAACCTGCGAGATCGTCCTGGTGCCAACGGGTCTGGATTAAAATAATCTTTCCTCCTGGTTGAAGTCGCGTGTACGCGACGGATTTATACCATTCGATTAAATTACGTCTTTGAACTTCTGATTCGGCGTCCTCGCGTCCTTTAATTGGATCATCGATAACCATAAGGTGTGCGCCTCTTCCCGTGATTGCTCCCCCCGCACCAACAGCAGCGTACGTTCCACCGTGGACAGTATGGAACCTTCTCGCTGACATGGAATCTGATCTAAGGCCAACGTTGGGAAAGACCTGATTGAATTCTTCAGATTGAACATAGTTTCTTACTTTTCTACCAAAGTCATCTGCAAGCTCTTGTGCGTATGTCGCTTGAATAATAAAGTCCTTAGGATTATTTCCCAGATACCATGCTGGAAAGAACTCGCTGCACAACATGGATTTTCCATGTCGAGGAGGCATAAAGATAGCCAGCCTCTTCAACTCTCCCTTCTCGACCATATGAAGATGTTTCGCGATGAGTTGTATATGCGCAGGCGTTTTATAGCTGTTGTTATACATATAATTAGCGAACGATAAAATGCTGCTACGTGCACCCTTTGTTTTTAGTCTGTTCGTAAGGTGTTCTATAATTTCGCTTATACGGCGATCTTTGGTTTTTTGAAATAATGTTATTGCGTTCTTAAGGTTTACTTTTGTCGTTTCGGGGTAGTGCTGCATGGATCCCTGCTCCTTTGATATTTTTAGACATTATCATCTTTTCAAAGGGTTGTCTAATGCCTTGTTTAACCTCCTCAAAAAACTTAGATTTTTGTCCAATACGCTTCAGAAACCATGCGATCTTATGCATTGAGTGCGTTCGAAGTTTCTGGTTGTGCTGGGAGTCAAAGTCCAGAGGATCCTCGGGATGAAGTTCTTTATATACTCTCCCTTTAAAAATTTCGTCGTTATTATTTCCCGTTAGGTCCGCACGGTCATGAAAGCATTCGATATCAATCCGTTCGAAGATATCGAGGGCGTACGCGATCTCGCTCAACCATCTGTCGTTCTGTGGGTTATTCGAGACATAGTCAAGAAGTAAAAACCAGTCTTTTGGAAATATAGGAAATATCGCGTAAGGATGATTATTATGATTATCCCTCGGCGCGAAAAGTTTGAACTCGCCTTTATGACTCATAATGATTTCGTCCCAGTTCTCTGTTTTCATTAAAGCGTCGTCGTTCCAGATAAAGAGCCACTCTTTCTCAGACGCTCCTGCAAGTGTATTGATGTACTTATGAAGGTTCGCATAGCCTAGAGGTTTTCCTAAAAGGATCTTCTTTCTAAGATGTTTGAATACTGCGCCGTTGACAAATCTAGCTGTCTCCTTGTCATCGTTATCGATACCAAAGATAAACTCAACTCTCATAATATCCTTAGCGTTTTGAAGNAGGGAATCGATTGATTTTTCTAAAATATGGGTTCTCTTACGGGTAGGTAATAGAATTGAGATACTCACTCATNNACACTAGAGCAAAANNNNTCTAGGGTAAACAAAAAAGTTAGCAGAAACAATTTTTACATTTATTCATTTTTTCTTTTTATAATATANCATTCTTAGGTATAGCTTAACNCTATACTTAGAGATCATTTGCTTTATCTTCCATATCAGTTTTTTCATCTTTTTTCTCCATAAAGACTGGCCCGATTGCTTCAAATANCATCGTACCNAATATCATAACTGCCATAGTAACTAACCAACATAATAGTATTATAGCTATTAGGCACCAATATCCAATTGAACTACAGCTCACGAAAAACTTTACTAGGGATCGTGAGATTGAAGCTAAGGCATTCTTTAGTTTCTCTATAATAGTTTTTATAATCGTACAGATACTCCTTTATTATTTTTGAGGTCGAAGGCTAGCACTTAAATACAAGGTTGTACAGCTTTTTAAAAATTTTTTATATACATATAACTGATTCATCATCTTTCTAGTCTACGTCTAGAAAGAAGCACATCGTTCTCGCGTTTAAACTTAATTAAAGAATTTATATTTAAACTTAATACGAAATTTTAAAATAGTTTTATTATTATATTTATAATTAATTCTATTTTTTTAATACGTCGCGTTATAAATAAAAAAAGCGAG